ACCCAGGTAGTGATCAGTTCTTTGACATTACAGAAAAATCATTTGAAGGCAAGTGGAAGGTAATTGTTTACTATCCAAAGGACTTTACATTTGTTTGTCCTACCGAGATCGTTGCTTACGACAAATTGGCAGGTGATTTCAAAGACCGTGATGCAGTATTGCTCACAGGTTCAACAGACAATGAGTTCTGTAAACTAGCATGGCAGAAGGCACATCCAGATCTTGCTAAGATCACTCATGTTCAGTTCGCTGATACACAGCGTGGTGACCTAAGTCTTATTAACCAGCTTGGTGTATTCTATGCTCCAGCAGGTGCCGCACTTCGCGCAACATTCATTGTTGACCCAGAAAGTGTTATTCAACACGTTACTGTCAATAACTTGAACGTTGGCCGTAGCCCAGAAGAAACTCTGCGTATTCTTGACGCATTGCAAACTGGTGAACTATGTGCATGTAACCGTGCTGTAGGCGGCGAGACTCTATAATGTTAGACTGCCTAATACTAGGAGATAGTATCGCGGTAGGTACCGCCAATGTTCGTAAAGAATGTGTTAGTTACAGCATTGGCGGTTACAATACCTTGCAATGGAATAAAAAGTTTGCTGATAAAGATCTAACTGCCGGAACTGTTATTATTAGTTTAGGCACAAACGATCATGCAGGCGTACATACATTTAAAGAACTCAGTGCTATGCGATCTCGTGTTACAGCAAGTCGTGTGTATTGGATTCTACCACCTTGCAACGAAAAATTTTGCAAACCCAATGTAAACGACAATGTAGAAATCATTGCGCGAAGTCGCGGAGATTTTATTATTAAGACAGACCGATTACAAAAAGATGCTATCCATCCTAGTTGGGCAGGATATAAAGAATTAGCGGAGAAAACACAATAATGTTAGAAACTATCTGCGAAACACTGGTAGAAGCATACCGTCGTAATTGGATTACTAGTCGCGATGGTAATGTTAGCATACGCCACCACGATCGCGATCACTTTTACATCACGCCTAGTGGTGTGCGTAAGCAGACCATGCAGCCGGATCAGTTTAAGAAAATTAAAATAACTCGGTACATACCTAGTGGGTTAGGAACTGCTAATTATACTCATAGTTGGGAAGAAATGTCCTATACTGATATAAGCAGTAACTTAAAACCTAGCGGTGAATTACCTTTACATTTTGGCCTGCAAAAGGAAATGGGGCAACATCGTGAAGATGTTCGCGTAGTTGTACATTTACACCCTACTTATTGCGTAGCCGCTATGCATGCCGGTATTGAGTTAGGTGCAATAGCCAAAGAATTTCCCGAACTTAGCCGTTATACAAAGGTTGCAAATAATGTACCAGATGTACCGCCTATTAGTCAGGAACTTGCAGATCGTTGCCATGAAAATTTATGGTTACGAAAAGATGGCACTATTAGTTTTGATATTGTTGGGATTAAAGGGCATGGTGTTGTAGCTATCGATACTAGCCCATGGCGTGCATTTGAGCATATAGAACGTCTTGAACATATTTGTAAAATTGTATTAGCATCAAGGAGGTAATATGGCTTTTATTGATTCAATTAAAGAAGCTCTACCAGAGTACGCAAAAGACACTAAGTTAAACTTGGACTCTGTCCTAGAGCGTAGCACATTAGAAAAAGATGTTGCCTACGGTTGTGCTGTGGCCGCACTCGCCGCTACCGGCAACGGAAAGGTACTTGCTGTTATGTTGGCAGATGCACCTGTACATGCCAACTCAGCAATGACTGCTGCCAGCATCATGGCACAAAACAATATATGGTATCCATACGTTGAAATGACAGACGATCCACAGCTAAAAGGTCTGCCAGCACAGTTACGCATGAATGCTATTCTGCATCACGGCGGAACTACAAAGGCAAACTTTGAAGCATTCAGTTTGGCTGCTAGCATTGTGGGCAAATGCCATTTCTGTGTTAAGGCACACTACGACACACTCAAGAAGGAAGGCTACACAGTAGAACAACTTCGCGATATTGGACGTATTGCCGCAGTAATGAATAGTGTTGCTAAAGTTTTGAATAGTTAATACACGTAGTATCGTCATAAATAACTAAAAGGAGCACTTTTATGTTCGATACTACACCTCATGATTTTATTACTAAATCAATAATTAAAAGCCAACATTGCCAACGTAATTGGGATTTAAGTAGAGAAATTCCTGAGGACGACTTAAAAGTGTTAATTACTGCTGCTACAGAATGTCCTAGCAAACAAAATGTAGCTTATTATAAAGCTCATTTTATAACTAACAGAGAACTTATAGAACAGATCCATGATAACACTGATGGGTTTATTATTAACGCAAAACAAGATACCACAACTAATACTCAAACATTAGCAAACTTATTAGTAGTTTTAGAAAACTATTCAAATTTTGACGAGCTAACTAAGTATCGAAATGCAGAAATATCGGCTATAAAAAGAAACTCAGAAAATCTAGCAGCTAGAGCAACTATAAATAGAGACAGAGATATGGCAGTTGGGGTTGCAGCCGGCTATTTAAATTTAACAGCTAGCCTATTAGGTTATGCTACTGGATGCTGTGCTTGTTTTGATTCTACAAAAATAAAAGAAATTCTTAGTTTAGAATCAGATCCTGTATTATTAATGGGTATTGGTTATAAAAATCCACTTTTACCTAGAAGAGTTCATCATTTAGATCATACGTATACATTCCCAACTAAAAGTAAACAGACAATACCATATTCTATTATTAAATGATCAAAGTTATTGATACTATCAATATACAAGAAATATTAAATTCTTATTATGCGATAGAAAAATCAGTTGTATGGACTGATTACGGATATTCAGGTAAACAAGTAGGTCTTCAATATCGAAAAGATGAAGATCCTTGGACTAGTGCAGTTGGCAGATCCAAAGGCGACGAGTTATCATTTGATATCCTAAATGACTTTTTTATAAACAGTGTATTTGAAAAAATCATAAATCAATACAATCTCAAAAGAACTAGGCTGATGTGGTTAGGAGCAAAATGTTGTTATAGTATGCATCGAGATTATACACCTCGTGTACACATACCTTTAGTAACTAATCCTCAATGTCTATTTGTTTTTAAACATGGAGAAATTGAATATTTAGAATCCGGCAATGTTTATTGGGTTGATACTAGAAAAGACCATTCGGCAATGAACGGATCTAATGATTGGCGTCTACATCTTGTTGGTGCAGTAGAAAGTTAACATTTTTCAAAATGTGGCAAAAAAGCCACATTTTAAAGGTGTTCTTGACAAGAGATATAAATACTCATATAATAGAGGCTAGATGTTAAACACAGCAGGCAACGATTTGTTGTAAAAATACAACAAATAAGATAGCCAAAAGTGGTTGACGTTTAGAATGAAAGAACATATAATAGAAGCATACGTTGTAAAAACGTGTGTAACAAATTTTTAGGAAACAAGAGAAAGCAAATGAAAAACGTAGCGATACATTATTGTTTTGATAGAAGCGCCAAACAGGCAGGCTTTATGCCCACCTCTTGGTTACTGTCAAGTAATGATCGTACACCAGAGATTTGCCAGGGGTCCCGGAGGACCGTAGTGTAATAGTACACATACAACACTCCAAGGACCCCAGGACTAAACACCCTGGGGTTTTTTGTTGCTCAAAGGAATTATGACAGAAACAGATACGAAAACAAAGAGACAGGCAGAGTTTATGCGACAGCATACACTAACACCTGAAGATACTAAAAAGTTGATTCAGGACAAGTTAGCTCGTGCTCGTGTATACCACGATGCCTGGAGGAAGCGAGAGGCTCTATTAAAGAGTCGTTAATATCGCACAGTGTGAATATACAGGAAACGAGGTCCTGGCTCTGCACTTAAAACATGGAGCGAACGGGCGGCCTATCGGATGGAGTTCTTCTTGTAGAACAAAAAATGGTAGCGTATTAAAGAGCATTGGTATCAGTGCTTTTTAATACACACATTCTCTTTCTGCTCCTGACGCAGTCAAAACCGCATAGCGGAGAGTGTGTTACAAAACATGGATCGTATTCCCTACGGCGGACTGTAAATCCGTTGCCTTAATATGTAGGGTGGCTGGCGATTAGGTTCGATTCCTTTACGGTCCACCAATTATGCTCGGTTCGACTATCGGTTAGGTCGCTAGACTTTCAATCTGGAAAGACGGGTTCGACTCCCGTACCGAGTACCAATAAGGTCTCAAGGTGTTCATGGACGCATACTGGCTTGTCACGCCAGAGGACGGGGATCGTTACCCCGTGGGACCGCCAATTTCTATTCCGCAGAATCCGAGCAAGGTGCATGGACTTGACTGTTAATCAATGGTTAGCTGGGTTCGATTCCCAGATGCGGAGCCATATTGAAGCATATTCTATTAGGGCAGAATTGTTCAGCGGTTTAGAGCCGTGAGTATGTTTCAATATGGGGGCAGTAGTGGGCTACGGCGTTGCCTTGCAAGCATCGTGTCTAGAAGGGTTCGATTCCCTCGGCTTCCACCAATTACGCTCTGTAAGCATTGCTGGCGATGCAGGCGCCTTGTAAGCGTCAGAATGGGGTTCGATTCCTCAACGGAGCACCAAACATGCCGTGGTAGTTCTCTGGGCAGAGCACCGGATTGTCTATCCGATTTAGGCGGGTTCGATTCCCGTCCACGGCGCCAAACAAACTGGGTGTATTGTCAGCCTGGCCAGACGGCTCGCCTTGGAAGTGAGAGGACGCAGGTTCGAATCCTGCCACCCAGACCAGTTTAAGGATAGTAACAGCAAAAATTGTATACATTAGACTTCTAATCTAAACCGTAAAAATTCTATCCTGATAGGTTGACAACTACCTTAAAAGGTTGTAAACTACAAAAACTTTAACAAAGGACAATGACATGAAACGAGGTAAACTCTAGTGTCATCCTAGTACTCCGTATGGTCTAGGGTGGCACGTAAAAGAAAACATAGTACGAACACCCTTGCTAAACTTTGCTGGCGAAGTACCCGGCTCTTACCCGGGAAAACACAGTTCGATTCTGTGAGCAAGGACCACTACGGGAGTATAGCTCAGTCGGTAGAGCAGTAGACTTTTAATCTATTGGTCCGGGGTTCGAATCCCCGTGCTCCTACCATAAGAATGATAATTGAATGTAGATGCTGAGAAATCCATTGTGGGCACACAATGAGAAAAGGTACAGCGAGTCTTGTACGTGAAAGAAGACCCTAAGTATCAGCTAGAACTACGTACCCCTATTCCAGCCGGCCTTGCATAAGAAGGGACGAATTGGAGCCGAATAGATGGGGCGGCTCGTTCAGTTATCATCCTTATGGTGATGTAGTATAATTGGTGTGTACGCTTCCCTCATAAGGAAGAATGGTGCTGGTTCGATTCCAGCCATCACCACCAAACAATGTATCTCTAGTGTAATGGCAGCATTACAGTCTCCAAAACTGTCGGTCGGGGTTCGAGTCCCTGGAGGTACGCCAATTTTGCCTGAATAGCTCAGCGGTAGAGCAGCGTCTTGATAAGGCGTTGGCCCCTGGTTCGATCCCAGGTTCAGGCACCAGTTTAAGGATGCTAACAGCAACTTTTATTTTTTATTGTCAAAAAAAGAAAAAATGCATCCTGTTATTTTTGTTGGGGTATAGCTTAGTCTGGCCTAAAGCAACGGTCTTTGAAATCGTGATCACTGGTTCGAATCCAGTTACCTCTGCCAACTATGGTGACTATAGTGTAGTGGCCTGCACACTTGTCTGTGAAACAGGTAGTACCGGATCGATACCGGTTAGTCACCCCAATCATTGCCGCTTTAGCTGATGTGGTCATAGCACCGGTTTGAAGCACCGAGGAACGTGGTTCGATCCCACGAGGCGGCACCATATATACCTCCGTAACTCAGTGGAATAGAGTACCAGGCTACGAACTTGGGAGTCGGGCGTTCGAGTCGCTCCGGAGGTGCCAAACAGACCCCGCCTTGCAGGTTGTGCGTTATCAACCTAGCACCAATTTCGGATGTTTAGCACAGCGGTAGTGCAACAGCTCGACACGCTGTAGGTCAGTGGTTCGATCCCACTAACATCCACCAGTTTAGGGATACTCACAGCAAATCTATCCAAACGATAGGTAGTTGGTTCGATTCCAACTTTTTCCGCTAGGGAAAAATAGCTCATTAGGTAGAGCATTCGTCAAGAATAGTATCCCGTTTTATATGCCCTTCTAGCCCAATTGGTATGAGGCGTCTCTCTCAAAAGGAGAATCGTGTCGGTTCGAATCCGACGAAGGGTACCAACAATGCGGTGGTAGTGCAATAGGTAGGAGACAACAGACTTAAAATCTGTACAGTGCGGGTTCGAATCCCGCCCACCGTACCATACTCCTGTGGTGCAATTGGTAGACACGCTAGCTTGAGGTGCTAGATGTTGTAGGTTCGAATCCTATCAGGAGTACCAAGATAGTCTTTAAAAATTTCTTTAGCATCTTGCATACTGATAGTTTTATTTGTTTCTTTACTTTTTAGTGTAAGGCTGACTGCATATCTAATTTCAGTATTAACAACGACATTATGCGGAATACCAACCTGTGCTAGACTGCAACCATTGAGGTTCTGTCTATGTATTTCTTCTACTTCATTGGGTTCGTATTGTATATACGCTGTTTTAATTGCAGTTAGTTTTGTAGTATACTTTACTGATTTTGGTTTATACCATACCATGGCACTATCTAGTTCATTGAAGACAAAATTTAATTTGACAAAATCTAGATTGGGTGTGCTGCTATCAGAATGAATTGGAGTAATTTGCCCTGGTAGGGTTCTAAATATCGGCACAAATGTTACCTTAAGATTTAACAGATCTAGTATTTTAACTAGGTCGGAATTTAAATTTCTTACATCTGTTTGGCTATGATAAACATTTATACTGCGAAAATCAAAGCCATCAACTAACGGTCTAGGTAAATCTAAATGACAGCAGTATGGATTCATAAAAATATTTACCTCTGCCAATGGAATGGGAGCAGGTCTTCTAAACCAGCTATCTGAGGGTTCGAATCCTTCCAGAGGTACCAAATTATTCGTAAACTAATTTATTATACCATCTAATAGAGTCTGGATGAAACAGGTCAGTCATGTTTTCGTAATTGAGCCTTAACTCTGAATTATTTTGATTAACCCATATAAAACAAAACATTGCAATACTTCTTTCGTTCCAGTTAAAAGCACTTTCAGCAGTGTCAAATCTGTACATATCATTATTTAGAAATTCATCCATGATTAACTTTTTAGATGATACTACAGGTATACTTTCTAAAGATGTAGCACCAAATACTACTACTGGTAATTTGTCTTCAGACGACAATAACGAAAGTGCCGCTTCTTTAAGCTGTTGGCTTTTAGGAAATACTCCATCAGCAGTTACAACAATAGTGTCAGTCCAATGAGGATATATTTTATCTAAAAAAGTTTGTGCTGATTTTTCAGAGCGTAATATTGTAATAGAATTAAATTGAACGCTTTCCGAGTGCCATTTGTACTTCATTGTATATTCCTTTTATACTTTCAAATTTAGTGTCATTGCCTATGATTCCAACACCAGTTTTGGTCCAGTTCCACGGCCAGTCTACCATATAGTCTTTAACTAATGTATAACTTAGACTTCGACTTTTGCCGCCTGCGCCCAACTTGTAATTTCCAGGAATACGCCAGACATAATCAAATAGAAAACCATCGGCATAAGGATGGGCGAATTGTAAATCAAAAAATTGATTGTAATTGTATACCCTGTGACTAGCTTTGTAAAAATATTGCATTAATTCAATCTTGTTAACGAGATCATCGGTCTCGATCTTATTCCAAGTTTCAATAAACCAATTTTTGACAGAGTCGTATGCATCTCTCACAGACGGTAACAAAAAAATAGACGAAAAAGAATTATCTTTAGCAACAAAGTTAAATCTGCTACAATCGCAATTTAAAAAAAGATTGGCAATTTCTTCAACATCACAATTTGGGTTCTGAATTATAAATTTTAAAAGAACTTTGCCAAATCGAGAACCAAAAATCTGATCGCCTACTTCGCCAGTAAAGATAATTTTTTTAGAATGGTTTAATTGTCTTATTGCTTGATATTTTAATAAAATATGTGGCTCTCTCCAAAATGCTGAGTAAGTTCTGTGATATGCAGACTTATAGCCGATGTCATCGATTTGTAAAATTTTTTGCGGATTAAATTCTTCAACATCTAACCATTCTACAAAAATATCATAATGGTTTGCAATTTTTTGAATATACGGAGCTTCGCTTTGATATTCTCGTTGGCCTTTTAAACTAATAAAAGAACATTGCTGTTCAATTCCCAATTTTCTTAAATAGCCAAAAATTGTATTGCTGTCAGTTCCACTACTTAGGAGTAAACCAAATGGTTGTTGTGTATTTTCTTTGATGTAATTTTCAATTATACTTGACAGTTCTTCCAATTCAAAATTGCCAGTTGGTCTATAGTAAATGTTATTGTATTGAACTATTTTTGTAGTACCGTCAGGTGTTTTTTCTAAATAACATCCGGCTGGAATTTTTTTAATTTCTTTTTGAATTGTTTGATCGCCAACTGAACCTCCCCAAAATAATTGAGTTTGTCTCAAAATATTTTCATTAACTGTTAACGGAAGTTCTTTTTTGCGTATAGCTTCTTGAATATTTAAAAAAATATGATCGCAAAAATGTTCACTGTAGAACATTTGATAATTTGGTAAATGATCAACAGCAACTACTATCCTATTGTTATCATGAAAATAAAATGCAAAGTTGCCTTTGATATTGTTTGGAAATTTACCGTCACGTAAGATTTCTAATATAAATTGATGGTCAAGATTAGTTTTACCTTTTAGGTAGAATTTATATTCTCCAGTGCTATAATCTCGAAATTGAGGATAGCTATTTAAAAATTGCACGGTTGAATCTCCACATCGACCCAAGGCTCAGCTGCTAAAGCATCAAAGTCTAAAATACCGTCTAAGAATATAACACCACGTTTGTGATTTACACTTTTTGCTCCGTGTTTAATATCTACTTCGTTGATAGCAAAAAGTTTATTTGACGTGTTATAGTTATAACAAATACGATCTATTTCAATTATAGGTGATCCGTTATTTCCTTCTAGTTCTGTTAAGGGAAATTTTAAAGTTAGATATTTGTTTAATTCTTGATGATTATTATTAATAGAAATATTAATATTCTTAGCCGGCCCGGGTGCAAAAAATTCATCTCTATAGTAGTTGTTTACTACTTTATCTGTATGAAGTGGGATCTCCGATCCTTGTTTTTGTACTAGTATTAAAACCCTGTTAAATTTTTTATATAGGTGTTGTATTTGATTTACGTATTTTTTTACAGTGTTGGTTATTGGAGTGTCAACCCATTCCCATTCAAGTGATGGATCTAAACGACAAACCCAATTTAACCAATTAAGATTTATATTTTTATCTTTACTTACTTTATCTATACTATCTTTGGTCAGTCGAGTTATTTGTATGCGACCAAAGTAATCTGTTTGATCGTAGGTATCTCGATCATCATCCCATACTTGTACTTGTCCCGACCAACTGTTAGAATATTCATAAGCATAATTTAAAATTTCAACTTGATCTTTAAATGCAATTGTGTATGGCAAATTGAAAAGGATTGGATTTGATTTATTTTTTAAACTCATGTTTTCACTCTGGGTGTATTTATTAGAATTAAATACGTACAGAACCATAAACGGAGATAACAGTGTTTAGAAAATTTTTAATTATATTAGTAAGCGTAATGTCATTTTCTGCCTATGCAGAAACTACTAAAATTTTTGGTGTATGGGGATTTACTCCAGGTAGCACACAAGGATCCTATATACGAGCAATTCTTGAAGAGTCAAACAAAGTTCAAAAAAAATATGAATTTGTATTTGATCACCGGCCAGGTGCTGGAAGTACTATTGCAGCAAAGAGTGTATTGGAAAGAAAAAACGCCTTGTTGGCTAATAGTGCAGCACATTTTGTAAGACCTTATCTGTATCCAGAGACAGCGTGGAAAGTTAATGATTTTAAACCCGTAATGCTCATGGGCATGAATCCTGCTGCCCTTGTGACTAACGGAAAAAGTTTAGATGATTTAGTAAAGCAACCAAAAATTACATTAGCAACATCCGGCACAGGCAGTAGCACACATTTAATGGCTGAAGTATTTGCTAAAGAGATTAAGTTAAAAAATCCAACTGCTGACATTGCTATGGTGCATTTTAAAGATACAAACGAAGCCTTTGTAAGTGTAATGGGCGGTCATACTGATGCAACATTTGAATTTCTAGGTGATGCTAAAGCCAAAGCAACTCCAACAACACGATTAGTTGGTCTTACTGGTAATCGTGTGTTAGAAGGTATCCCAACTTTAAGAAGTTTAGGATATCAAGAACTTGCAGGAGTTCAAGGTATATTCGCCTGGTATGCACCATCAGATATGCCAAATGAACAAGTATTAGAATTTCAAAAAATATTTTTAGAAGCAGAAAAGTCTGAAAGTGTGCAACGTCTTTATCGTTTAGATTTTGCTAGTAGAGATAATGATGTTCATAAAGGTGATAACTTAAATACTTGGTACAGAGAAACCTTAAGACGTTTTAGAATTTATACACAGGGAATAACTGTAAACTGACTCCTATAATGGAAAAAATATTTGAGTTAACATACCCGACTGCTAGATTTAACAGACATTTGCTACTGCTTTCTTTTATAGTTTTTCTATTCATTGGAACTTTAGATCAATGGTTAATTGCATTAAGCGTTTATCTGTTTAAAGGTTTGCTAGGTACGGCGGTTATCCATAGAGGGCTCACCCATAAAGCATTTAAAATGCATAAATGGGTTGAGTATCCTTTGGCTGCAATCAGTCTGGCAGGAACAAGTGCATCGGTTATTGGTTGGGTAGCTATACACAGAGAACATCATCGATACTCTGATTTAGAAAAAGACCCACATAGTCCAAATCATATGCCTCGATATAATGTACAATTTATGGTTTTTAAGAAACCAGTCAATTCATTATATGCAGCGGACTTACTTAAAATAAAATTTTACAGAGACTTACACCAGTATCATTGGCTATTAACTATTGTACCTATAGTAATACTATATTTTATTGATCCGTTGGCGCCTTTATACGCCTGGCTAGTTCCAAATTTTATTCAAAGCCAGGCTGGCACTACTGTGAATCATTTAAATCATAGTAAATTTGGTTATAGAAATTTCAATACAAAGGATCAAAGTTATAATAACTGGATCACTGGTATAGTATGTTTAGGAGAAGGTTGGCACAACAATCATCATAACGACCCAGGTAATGCAAACTTTGGAGTTAAGTGGTGGGAGTTTGATTTAGGATACCAATTTACTAAGTTAATTTCAAAACGAAGTAGTGAGTAATCTATTTTTAAAAGATTCAACTATTTGATCGTAGTTAATTGGTTTAGGTGTTTGATAAAATCCTGTTTGCCCCAAATCTAAATCTTCGTAATAAAGATCTAAATCAAATTTTAAATCTATTGTATCAATCATTTTATTAGATCTTTTAATTTGATAAATGACGTAATCAATATTTTTAACATCATCGTGGGGAATGGTATCTTTTAAATCTAGATTATTAGGATCTAGGTAATGATAAGTATTATTCCTATACAATGCTATGTATAGACTAACCATTTGATCTAATGTACTTTTTCGTCTAATTCTCACCTTAGATGTTTTATCTGATAACAAAAAATTTTTTACATTTGTTTCGTAAAGATCTAATGAATGAACATGAATTTTTACAATATAGCTTTTTGATTGTTCAATACCGTCATAGAACTCTTTAAAACCTTTAAGGTGAAAAAAATCAGGTTCGGGGTAATAATTGACTTTAACATTATTAAAATATTTTTGAAAGTACACTCCTAGCGCAGTACTGCCAGTTCTAGGAGTAGATAAAATCAATAACGGCAATTTTAACTTAGCATTAATCATATAGATATTTAATCATATTCAAATCGTGCCAATAAATATTGACATGAAAAACATATTGTTTTGTCCAATTGATTTGCCCAAATGCCCTGTAATTCCAAAAGTAGATACAACAAACGATTTTCTTTGGTGGCGGTTTGGTAGACTAACAACTACTCCTGACTTTCAATATCAACGAACAGATTGGTTGCCGGAAATAAAAGAAACATACCCCGATCTTATAAATTGGTTTAAGCTCTTTCCTATAAAAAGTATTGTCGGAGTAAAATTAAACTTTCAATATAAAACTGTAGAACCACATATAGATTTTATTCATCCTAAGTTGGATGAAAAACTTTGGCAACACAACAATGATAATGAGCCGTGCGGATATAGAATTTTACTAAAAGGCACTAGAAAAAACAAGATGTATGTAGTTGATGGAGAAGAAAAAATATATTGTACCCTACCGGAGGAAACTGATGTATATGTATTAGGCCATACTACTGCTCTGCATGGAGTAGATTTAGATTATTCACGATTAACAATCTATACACATTTTGAAGTTGATGAGGATCTTCATCAAAAATTAATCATGCAAAGTATTGACAAATATAATCAATACGTTGTTTACAAGAAATAAAATTTTGCTCCTATAGGTAAGTGGCATACCAGCACTTTGGTAAAGTGCAATCACAAGTTCAATTCTTGTTAGGAGCACCAAAACTTATTGACATTTAATTACTTAGACTGTATACTAGACACTTAGTTAGTAAACGTTCTTTAAAAAATTTAATTTAGTAGTAGCATAGCTCGCGGGCCAATGTACACGGCCAACCTTGTTCAAAGCGGAGTCCTATGATACTAGTAACTGCTCTGTCCTAGACAGGCAACAATAGGTAGCAAGAGAATAGTAAACTGTGCTACTACTAAATTGAATTGGAAGCGTGGCAGAGCCCGGGTTATTGCAGCAGTCTTGAAAACTGCCGATCGTTTGCGCGGTCCGTGAGTTCGAATCTCACCGCTTCCACCAGAATTGCCTCTGTAGCTTAATTGGTAAAGACGCGAGCTTATACCTCGCCAAAGCACCGGCCAGATAAGCCGGCGTGTGCAGGTTCGAGTCCTGCCAGAGGCACCAAATTAACCAAGGAAAAACATGAACTATAAAGTTTCAAGTAGAGGTCCCCAAATAGACACAGATCTGTGTGTTGAAAATATCGGCAACAGATTTGATCTAGTGCTAGTAGCTGCTATTCGATCTAGAGAGCTTGCTAGACAGCATCGAAATAGCGGCCGTTCTGATCAAATCAATGCACCAGTAACTGCATTGCTTGAAATTCAAAATGGCAAAATTGGCGTTGACTATAAGAAAAGAGTTAAGTAAAATATGCACAGGTGGCAGAGAGGCCCAATGCACCGGATTGCAAATCCGTAAAACCGCCGGTTCGACTCCGGCCCTGTGCTCCATAAGATAAGTAAAATATGCCCCGGTGACGGAATTGGTATACGTGTTGGTCTTAGAAGCCAAATTTTAGGAGTTCGAGTCTCCTCTGGGGCACCAATATTTTAAGGTATCATAAATTGATTACAGACAAATTTACATTTCATCAAAAGTTGATGGCTATGTTATCTATTCACTTTATGCTGTTCTTTTATGCAATGTTTATGCATTGGAGTTGGTCATTTTTGCTAATAGCTTGGTTACTTGGTAAATTAATTGGTTATCTCGGTAACGAAATAGGTATGCATAGACTATGGAGTCATAAGAGTTTCCAAACTGTAAGATGGAAAGAATGTCTATTACATTTATGTGCAGTTCCATTGTTAGCAGGATCTAGTATAGCCTATGCTGGTATTCATAGACAGCATCATGCATTTAGTGATACAGAAAAAGATCCTCACCAAACTAATTCAGCATTAAAGACGTTGTTTTATTTTAGAAATAAAGATGTAAATATTTCGCCTAAGTTAGTTTCAGATCTTATCAAATGCCCTTTGCATAAATGGTTACATGTAAATTACTTTAAAATTAATTTTGTTTTTCTTATTGTTTGTTTATTAATTTTAGGACCTGTGTATACAGGATGGTTCGTCAGCTCTGTCATTACTTACAATTTTATTGTAATAGGTCTTGTAAATATTTACGGACATAGACCAGCATACGGCAAAAGGAATTTTGATACTAATGATAGAAGTACAAATAATTTTTGGTTACAGGCATTAACATGGAACCATGGACTGCACAATAATCATCATAAGTATCCAGCAAGTTATAGAATGAATGTTAATCCAAAGGAATTTGATTTTCCAGGTTGGATAATTGAAAAGTTTTTTAAGCGGGCGTAGCTCAGTTGGTAGAGCACTACCTTGCCAAGGTAGATGTCGTGGGTTCGAGACCCATCACCCGCTCCATATAATCCGTCCTTAGTTCAATGGATAGAATACCGTGCTTCGAACTCGGGGGTGGAGGTTCGATTCCTTCAGGACGGGCCAATGCCGCTGTAGTTCAATGGATAGAACAAGTTCCTCCTAAGAATTAGATGTAGGTTCGATTCCTACCAGGGGCGCCATTATTGCTTGACAACCGTCCACGATAAGTATATAATAGTAATGCGATCGTGAGCAAATAGGCAAAGCTCCCACCCTTTGGGTCGGGGACGGGGTACTGCAATATGCAACCTTTGTAGGTTCGAAGCCTACCGATCGCACCAGTTTCCGGAAGGATGCCCGAGAGGCCTAAGGGAGCGGTTTGCTAAACCGTCGATTCACGAAAGTGGGTCCGTGGGTTCGAATCCCACTCCTTCCACCAAATATTGTAAAAATAATATGCCAATTGAATGTATTAACCTAGCACTATCAAATCGCTGTAATGCAAAATGTATTTGGTGTCCTACTTCGAGAGGTACTAAGCATAATTTTGACATGCCGTTTGATACAGTACGTAAGATTATTGACGAGGCAGCTGATCCAGAATTTCCCTGGCAGATCAAAATGATTCATCTAAGTGAAAATGGAGAAGCACTTTATCATCCAGAATTTTTAGATATTGTTAGATACATTAAATCTAAATTACCTAACACTGCAATTAACTTGTTAAGTAATTTTGGTCTAATGAAAGCTAAGATAGCTGAGGCATTGCTCAAAGAAAAACTACTTAGTTCTGTGCAGGTAAACATTGACGGGCATGATGCTAAGTCTTATAAGGCTGTTAAAGGAATAGGCTATGCAGGTGTTATTAAAAACTTAAAAAAGTTTTTAGAACTACGTGAAAAATACGATCCCAATTTTGATTTTAGTATAAATGTAATGCCTGCATTTGAATATGCAGTATCAGTAAATGCTTTCTTAAATCACAAACCGGATCAAATGAAAAAAAAGGTCCCCTACAGTTCATTTGAAGATACTGTAGCTAGCCTTAAGGACATTGTTCCGGCTAACGTTCCATTTAGACATAGTAAATCTGGACTCTGGGCTGAACGCAGTTTAATTACTAGTGGTCGAGCTAGAATTAATGTAGATCAAAGTAAACTAGATTGTCCTCTTTTTGATCGTGTACAAAAAGAAATATTTATTGCTCCAAACGGGGATTGGTATCCTTGTTGCTACGACGACAATAACGATATTGTATTAGGTAATGTAACCACTTCGTCTATGCTGGAAATACACAACTCAGACACTAGAAAAGAATTTATAGAAAAACTCAGAGCACGAATGTACGAAGAAATTGGTTATCCTTGTAATACTGTAGCTTGTTGCCAGTCGATAAGTATACAGAAAGATAATTATAAAAATTTTACAAAGGATTATCAAATCGGAGATCACATTTCTATTGTAAAGAATAAATTAATACATATTAAAGCTATTCCCTGATAGCTCAGTTGGTAGAGCGCCGGACTGTTAATCCGTCGGTCCCTGGTTCGAGCCCAGGTCGGGGAGCCAAACATTAAGAGGTTATTATGGCAGCAAAAGGTCAACAAGAACGTAAACGTGTTAAGAAGAATACTTGCCAAAATGGCAGTAAGACTAGCACTTTAAATAAGAGTCGAAAAGGTAGTAAACCTTACAGAGGACAAGGTAGATAAAATGTCTACTTTAGATCCTAGGGTTTTAGACGATGCATTAGCAGAAGACGAGGCTTTTGAATTTATAAGAAAGAAAAATATGAGTCCAAGTACAGAACAAATGAAACAAGGCACCTGCGGGTGCGGTCGTAGCCCAACAGGCAACTGCTGTGGCTGGCATGCATTAACTGAAGAACAATATCAGCAACGTAAAGAACAGTACGAAACTGGCCGTGTTGATCTTCAAGGACGTGAAGTAAAATAATTTTTGGGGGTATAGCTCAGCTGGGAGAGCAGTAGCTTTGCAAGCTAAAGGTCATCGGTTCGATCCCGTTTACCTCCACCATATATTATGATAAAATTTGAAAATATTTTATATACACCGTTGGATACGAAACCCATTCCTAGTTTTGATATAGATAAATTATATCAATGGCTCGATCACAGTCATAAAGATCAAGAACGATGGAGGAAGCGTATTAGTAAACTGACTTCGGAATCTTCTGGAGTAGTTTCAAATTATCCTTGGAATATAAGTATTGCATATTTTAACATGACCGGAAAAGGTCCAGGATGGCTAAACAATTTTGATTTAGATTTTCCAAATTTAACAGAATATTTTTTAACCTGTTTTAACATTCCTATTGACAGTGTTGGTTCAATAATTATGTTACCCATGAAAACTGATGCACTAGGTCCTGGATTTTATCACCAGGATCATGATTGGTATGGTTTACGTTTATATTTAGAATTTGAAGATTCAAAAAATAATTCGTTGATGATTAGACCAACTAAGGAACCTTATTTAAAACAAGAAATGATACAAACTCCGATAGACGAGAGTTTGTTACAAAAAAAAGAAATTCGAGCTAAAATTTTAAGTAATCGTTACGCATGGTACATTAACAATGTAAGAGCATGTCATTCTACTCATGTTGACGTTCCAGGAAGTCGTCGTCTTGCTGTAATCTATACCAGTAGATTTACAAACCACGATGATGTATTTCCTATAGTTAAAGATTTAGTATTAAGATCAGTAGATAAATTTCCCGAATATGTTGTAGAATGGCAACCAGAATAGTTGACCGCTAAATAAAAAGAACATATAATAGATACAGTTAGAAATTAGCCGGATTAGCTCAGTGGTAGAGCAACCGCCTTGTAAGCGGTAGGTCGTCAGTTCAATCCCGACATCCGGCACCAGATAACCCGGCATCCCGTAGCCGTGAGTAAACGGGGGCTTATTGTTCTTGCCATACTGAACACGGCGCATTGGATCTGCCGCAAGGCCCGCTTATATGGGCGACTTGAGAAATCACAAAGGCAGGGACGCTAACCTGTCTAAAAGGAAAAGTACGTAGACGGAGTAGACAGCCCAGTCTAAGGGCTCCTGTGGTGGGAGTTGCTTAGACACTTTTATTAAGCACATTTGACCTAACTATAAGTTGGGTGGTAAGGACAGCACACCGCCGTAGTGAAAAGTGACAGGTGTGCTTAATAAAAGTATGCGGGTAGACAGGACAAGGGGCGTCCAGCAGCCTTCCAAGCTGAAGATCGCGGAGTTCGACTCTCCCTACCCGCTCCAAAATTTATTGCCTGGTTAACTCAGTTGGTAGAGTTCCGTCTTTACACGGCGGCTGTCGGCGGTTCGAACCCGTCACCAGGTACCAGTTATTCGGTGATTAGCGCAGTCTGGTAGCGCATCTGGTTTGGGACCAGAGGGTCGGGAGTTCGAATCTCTCATCACCGACCACATTAGGAGTACAGTATGCCAATGTATGAAACAACAGTACGCACACCACAAGGTGACGAAAAGAAAAGAGTCTATGCAGATACACCGCAAGAAGCTAAAAAACTTTTCGAGCAGCTTTACGGTGGTCCAAGGGCAGTACCTTATATCCCTCATGTTATACCAAGTTGAGCTTCATCAAAGTATTTTTAAGTTTGTTAAATTTATTGATTTAGATAAACTTAAATTTGAGAATAAACATACATGGGTATCTAAAAAGATTGAAGATGTTCTTACCTACGACGGTATAAAATGGTTTCAATCAAAAGAAATATACCTTTGTCCAAATGCGCTTATATTTAGAATTGATGCAGGTCATGAAGGGGCCGTGCATGATGACGGTATAGAATATGCTATCAATTTTGTCCTTAAGGGTAGCGGAACAATGGAATGGATTGATGTTATAGAAGGAACAAAAGTTGAAGAGCATTATAAAGGTCTTAACTATACATCATTTAATACTTTACAAAACTTTAAAGTTAAAGACTCGTGGAGTGGAAACATAGCGTTAGTTAGAGTAAATTATCCGCATAGAGTAGTAACTACAGACAATGAAAGATATTGTCTAAGTATTAGAGCAACTTTGCCAAAAACATTTGACGAAGTTGCTGAAAAACTATATAATATAGACGCAGAGTGTTAGAAGCGGTATCTGGCCAGGCTCATAACCTGGAGGTCGGGGGTTCGATTCCCTCCTCTGCAACCAATAAAGGAGAACGTGATGCTAAAACAAAAAGCAAAACCCGTTCGACTTCGAAACGTGTTCAATAATCAAGAAGTAATTTGCGACGATTTGAGCAACGTTCGGACTATCGACGGGCAGGACTTCGTCGAAGTCCATTTTGAAAACCAGTCAAGGAAATTTTGGCTTAACCGAGCACCTTTAGAAAAGGTAAAAGAAAAGTCCAAAAAGAGTTGACTATACGATAGAAATATCGTACAATAGATGTATTGTAAGATTTTAGGTTAGTTACAGCAAACTTCACGGTTAATAGCCGTATCTGATGGACCGGGGTAACCCAGTCGAGCATGTTCGCTCTAACATGTTAAAAATAATAGGGCACCAACTAACCTGTTGATTTCTAGGATAGATACAGCAACCTTATACTATAACTACTGCACTTAATGTAGTAGACGGTGGCCCGCAAGGCTAGGAACACTGGAGGGGAAACTCTGTGAAGGTGCCCTATCTGTAGCAATACAGACGCTAACGGAACTAACGACTAGGGAAAGACCTATATGTTCATGTGCAGAACTCACATGATAGGCTTGGGGGACTGAACCGATATACTGGGGATGGGGCCAAGCAGAAAATAAAAACCGTTCCGGCTATCCTGTTAAACATAGAATGTTAACAGCAATTTTAAATTTCAAAGCATAACTGAAACAAAATACATTCTGAAAGGAGACACACATGAACGCATTTGTTCAAGCAGTTCAAAATCAAGAAGCCCGTACTGCCAATGGCATGAAGGCTCGAAAGTCTACAGCCAAGGCTACTGTAGATCTGTTCTACTCTATCGGTGCAAGCCGTGGTAAGAACATCACCGCAGAATTCACTGCCGCATACGTTGAAAACGCGGATGTGGCACTACGCATCGCACAATGGGCACGTGATGTCCGTGGTGGTGCCGGTGAACGTCAGCTTTTCCGTGACATCCTTGTTCACTTGGAAAAGCGTGACCCTGATGCCGCTTTGGCTCTTCTAAAGAAGATTCCCGAAGTGGGTCGTTGGGATGACATTTTTGTCTTCTCTACTCCTGCTCTAAAGAGCGCCGCATACACTATGTTGGGTGATGCGCTACGTGCAGGAAACGGTCTTGCCGCAAAGTGGACTCCACGTAAGGGTAAGATCGCCGCCGAAGTTCGTGCCTTCTATGGCATGAGCCCTAAGCAATACCGTAAGAGCCTTGTTGCTCTTACCAAGGTTGTTGAAACACAAATGTGTGCCAACGACTGGGATAACATCAACTTTAGTCATGTTCCTTCTGTGGCTGCTCGCAACTACAAGAAGGCATTCAACCGTCACACACCTGCATTTGCAGAGTATGTGGCTAAGTTGGTCAAGGGGGATAAGACTGTTAAGGTTAACGCCGATGCAATCTACCCACATGACGTACTAAAGGGCATCGCACATGCCTACAAGGACTTTGACAAGACCGAAAAGGATCATGTCAAGGCACAGTGGGACGCTCTGCCAAACTACGTTGGGGATGCTAGCATCCTTCCTATCGTCGACGTTAGCGGGTCTATGACTTGCCCTGTTGGTGGTAACGGTGCAACTCGTTGCATTGACGTAGCAGTTGGTCTAGGTTTGTACCTAGCAGATAAGAACAAGGGCGTGTTCAAGGACACATTCTTAACCTTCTCTGATAAGCCTGAACTTGTGACCCTAAAGGGTGACATCCTTCAGAAGCTCGACCAAATGGTTAAGAGCCACTGGGAAATGAGCACTAACCTGCATGCCGCTATGAACAAGATTCTTAGCGTTGCGGTTAAGGGCAATGTCCCAACTAGCGACATGCCAAAGATGTTGCTGATCTTGTCAGACATGCAGTTCAACCAATGCGCTCGTTTCGACGACAGCGCAATGGAAATGATCGAACGCAAGTTTGCTGAAGCGGGTTACACCGTTCCACAAGTTGTGTTTTGGAACTTGAACAGTAGCGGAAACGTTCCTGTCAAGGCTGACAAGTCGGGTGCGGCTTTGGTTAGTGGATTTAGTCCAAGTATCATGAAGGCTCTGCTTTCAGCTGATTTGGATCAGTTCACTCCAGAAGGTATCATGATGAAGACTGTAATGGTTCCTCGTTATGATCTGTAAACTGTTGTAGAAATACAACACAGTTTGAATAGGGCCGTTGGGCCCTATTTTTTTAGGTTGACTAAACCAAAATAAGATTGTATAATTATAATAAGGAGAACGAGATGCCGTGGATTGAAAACGTAGCCGCAGATGATATTCCAAAAAGATTTCATCACGAAGCCGGTGAGAATAGTATGCTGATCAGCATTGTTGATCCAGCAAGCTGGCGTCCTACTCCTGCACACAAGTTCAAAGAGATTCATAACTTTGAATTTTTAGATGTAGAAGAAAAGGATGAAGTTCTAGATGAAGAAATGCGGTGCAGCCATGAGCAGGCCGCAGAACTTGTTCGATTGCTACAGCATGCCTTGGATCACAGAATGAACGTTGTTGTTCATTGCTTTGCAGGTATATGCCGTTCGGGTGCAGTCTGCGAAGTGGGTGTAATGATGGGATTTGAAGACACTGGACGATTTCGTAGTCCTAACCTGTTAGTCAAACATCGTATGATGAAGGCACTAGGTTGGACATACGACGAAAACGAAAAGCCAAACATTGAAGATTGGCGTACATTTAGGATCGATAAGTAATGTACTTTCAAAAACTAAGAAACAAATTTTATTTTAAAGACATATCTATCAAAGATGAAATTGTGTATTACGGATTTAAGTCAGGAGACAAGGTTTTTGGTTTAAAATACTCCCAAGTTGAATCTTATAATAGAGATTTAATTTTGAGTGTAATACCCGAAAGGTATCAAGACTCGTGCTTAATTATGGCTATGGAGGTAAATTCTTATGTTCCTCCACATACCGACAGTAAAATAAAAACTACTATTAACTTTTATATTACACCGGATGAATGTCAAACCAATTTTTATAGCAAAATACCTAATATAGTAGCGTCAGAAACTAAAACGATTAATCAAACTAATGGTTCAATGTTTAATTTAAAGGATTTAAATTTAGAAAATTCTTTTGTTGCTACTCCGGGCGATGCATATATTTTAAATGTTACACATCCTCATGCAGTAAAACCAAAAAATTTAAACGTATATCGTCTTGCATTATGTTTACAATTTACAGAATACTCGTATGATCAAGTATTAGATATGCTTAAAGAAACAAACAACTTATAAGGAGGGAACTATGCCTAGCGTATTTTTAGTTAGCGACACGCACTTTGGTCACGCAGGTGTGTGCCGCTTCACACGTAACGACGGTGTTACAAAGTTGCGCCCGTGGACTGATCCAGACGAAATGGATGAGGCTATGGTCAAGGCTTGGAACGAAAGAGTCAAACCTACAGATAAAGTTTACCATTTAGGTGACGTTGTTATTAACCGTAAGGCTATGAAGACGTTGGCTCGCTTGAATGGTGACAAGGTCTTGATCCGTGGTAACCACGACATCTTCCGTGACGATGAGTATAGACAGTACTTTAGAGAATTGCGAGCATACCACGTTATGAACGGAATGATCTTAAGCCACATTCCTGTACACAGCGATAGCTTAGGTCGTTTTGGTGTTAACATCCATGGACACTTACACGCAAATCGTGTTAAGCGGGCTCGTGGCGTTGATGCTCGCACAGGAGAAATCTTGTACAGCGACGAAAACGATGTTCGTTACCACTGCGTCTGCGTAGAGCAGACACCGAACTTTGCGCCTATCTTGTTTGAAGATGTTATCAAGAACATTGAAGCAGAAGGTGGCAAAGTTGGTTTTCAAAACGGCAACGGCCCCACAATGTAAGGAAAAGAATGTCTTATCGTGAATATTATTGGAAACAAATGATTAGGACCGGTAAGGCGTTCTTTGTCTATTCTAAGGGTTTTATTTTGAATAGGAAAGTATAATGCCAAAGTGTTATCAACTAATTGGAGTTCCAGGCAGTGGAAAAAGTACCTGGTACAGTAATCAAGATTGGGCCCTTGCTTGTGCTTACATTAGCACAGACAAGTGGGTAGAAATTTATGCTAAAGAAGTAGGAAGCACTTACAGCAAAGTTTTTACAGATTTTATGCCTACTGCGGTTAACTGTATGGTTAAAGAAGTTGAACTAGCCCGAAGCATGAGCAGAGATATCATCTGGGATCAAACTTCAACTACAGTAAAAAGTCGTGCTAAAAAGTTTGCCATGTTGCCTAATTATGAGCATATTGCTGTAGTGTTTAATACTCCCGAGCATACAGAACTTATGTGTCGATTGATGAATCGGCCTGGCAAGGAAATTCCTGATCATGTTATTGCCAGCATGATCGCCAGTTGGGAGAATCCAACTCTAGAAGAAGGATTTAAAGAGATATGGTATGCTAGTTAATAAAATGTGTATATAATTATAGGCGAATAAATACTTTTATGAAAAACTTCGGAAGACATTTTTGGCTAGTTATTTTACCATTCCATATTATTGGTTTAATTGGACTCTACTATGTATGGGAACACATTGTAGCATTAATGTTATTTTGGTTGTTTATTGGTGTTATTGGAAACGGTGTAGCAGCTCATAGATATTTTAGTCATGGGCAATTTGAAACTTATACACCAATTAAATGGATTTTAGGTTTTTTAGCTACATTAGGTGGTATTGGTCCAATTACTCATTGGAAAATTCAGCACACACTTCACCATGCCAGAGCCGATACCGATAAAGATCCTCACAGCCCTGTTTATCATAGTGCGTTTCATACTATGTATGGCTGGACTTTTATCCACGGAGACACACAATATCAAAAAGAATATTTTAAAGAACGTTTTGTAAAAAAGTTAATGATAAGAATGTTAAGAGATGATTTCTTTAGATTCTTCCATCATTACTATTATCAAATAATATTTGGATTTTGTGCGCTATTGATCTTAGTTGATCCAATTTACCTAACTTTATATTGTCTTGCATACTGTATTGATTTTCTCAAACTAGGATTAATCAATTATGTGTGTCACAGATATGGGTATAGAAATCACGATACTAACGATAAAAGCACTAACAACGTTTGGTTAGGCTGGCTTGGTTTAGGGTTTGGGTGGCATAACAATCACCATGCAAGTCCTAAAAAATTGATATTAAGCGAACGCTGGTGGGAACTAGATATAGAAGGTTTGATAGGTAAAGCGTTATCTAGAAAATTTTGAAAAGTGTTTTACAATAATTGGAATTAAAGATTTTATCACATCATTTGACGGTGCTAACGATTTAGAAAATCCGTCCACTGCAACTAAAGTTTTTATGAAAAGTATCATGTGGGCAGGGATATTTACATCGTAGACATTTAAAACATCGAGTAACTTAGATAGTATTCCTGCAATATCTAATTCTTTTGCAGATTTAACATTTAGTGTTAAAATCATTTTTTCTAAATCTGTTTCAATTCCTTCTAGATTAGAATCAGTCCAGCCGGATGATTTTATTAAATCTTTTATTGAACTATATTTTTTATTATAGATCATTACTAATAATCGAAGAATAGTTTCTCGGTCTTGTTTATTAATTTCTCCCATTATACCAAAGTCTAAATATATTCTCTTTCCCGAGTCATCTATCCATACATTGCCCGGGTGCGGATCAGCATGATAAAATCCATAATAGAATGATTGAACAATAAAAGCCTCTAGACCCTGATTGAGCATTTTGACAATATCTATATTCTTATTAATTAAATCTTGTTTTTGATCAATAGGGGTTCCATACATTCTTTCTAAAATTAATACATTTTTAGATGAATAAAAAACTTTTGGGATTTTAATAAAATCAAATTTTTGCATTTGTCTAGTAAATCTCTCAATGTTGTTTTTTTCAACATTAAGGTCTAGTTCTTTTTTAATACTCTGATGCAGTTCATTTATTATAACTGGTAATTTAACTTTTCTTAAACTTTTAATTAAATTTAATAATTCAGATGATTTTTTTAAAAATTTAAAATCTTCATCTATTATATGATCAATATTAGGTTTAATTATTTTAATAGCAACTTCTGTGCCGTCATGTAATGTAGCAAAATATACTTGTGCAACACTGCCTACTGCTGCTGGATCATTATCTATTTGTTTAAATTCTAAAGGTATAGACTCTATTAAGGGTTTAATTTGTTTGTAGTCAACAGGACTAACATTATCCTGAAGTAGTTTTAATTCATTGATAATTGAAGGGCCAAAGACATCTTGTCTAGTTGACATAAGCTGGCCTAGCTTAATAAAAACAGGTCCGCCTTCTTCTAGAGCTTTTCTAATTCTAAAAGGAAGGGGACCTGTAACTGGAGTAATTTTAAAAACAGATCTAAATAGTCCTAAATTTTTTAATATTTGATTTGGAATTAAATGTTCTAAACGATACTTAAGAAGTATCCTAAAATACTCAAGTACTCTCAATTAATCCCCCGATAGAATTTGTTCTGGAGTTACACGATTATAACCTCGATATCCATCAACTATATATTTTTCATCAGACCAATCCTGATCTTCAGTTTCCGGCTGTTCAGTAGTTACCGTAATGTTCCGATCATCTGCCCATTGCTTACCTTCAGCTAAGGCATCCTTAAGTTCAGGCTGATGTTCTGCACGCCAGCTTTCCCAAGAAGCTTTGTCTTGGTAGGTAGTATAAATTAGACCAACGCATCTATCAATACTTCTATAGAATGAAATATCAATTATTCTTTGATCTTTAACTGCGTTTTTATTGCCATAGGGAAACGAAGTAAAAAATTCATATAACGGATCACCGTCTACTTTTTTAAACACACGTCTTGTGGTCCAAACCATAATATATCTCCAAAAATTTTGTTGTTATTTTTAACTATTGTAAATAACTGTGCTTATATTTATTTCTAAAAAAAAGATGGCTATCTACTACAGAAAATTAACCCCAAACGATAAAGATCAATTGATCGAATTATTTGAAAGCAATCCAACTGTCTACACAAAATTTACCGATAAAGATTTTCAAGAAAAATTTAAGAATATTCTTGCCAACGAGCTGTTAAATCCTCTTTGTTTTTTTCCTAGTATTTTTGTAAACGATAAACTGTACGTTACAATTTACTTAAAAGAATCGCCTGAAGCTCCTAGCTGGATATGGGCACATCATATGCATCGAACTGCATCATTCACTACATTTGTACAACCCGAGTTTATTGATGCAGCTATGGAATTAGATACAGCAATTTACGATGAAATGGCTATTAAGAGAAAGTTAAATCGTTTTTACTTTGTTTTTCCTGTAGATGAAAAAACATCTACTAGAAGTATTGGATCCGTAGATAGAATTTATACCTTTATGAAAAAAGTTAGAAATTACGACTCAAATTTCTCTAAGTATGAAATATATACCGATTGCATAGTTGAAAAAAATACAATGCCAAGATACAATTATCAAAAAAAACTGATAGGCGATAGAACATGGCCATTTGATTTGGCCGTTAGGATTGGAATGTTAAAAGGCTAAGGGCTCAAATGATTCGCCGGTCTCGCCGTCGATAATTACTAATTTAATGTCATGTCTAAGACATTCTAGTTCAAATCTATTCCAAAACATTTTTCTTAATGGATGCTTTGATGCATTATCGTAGCATTCTTTAGATTCCCAAGTGGTAGTAATTTCCCATCGTGTGTCATCAAATACATCATCAGTTGCGCTTATAAAGCCCGGTGATGACACATTATACGATTTAGCTAACTGTTGAAACGTCTTACCTTGTGTAGTAACTATCCTAAACCGTTTCATTTTAGGCTCACCTTCGCATATTAATTTAAATTGTCTTGTGTACATTCGCTACCTCCGTTAGTCTATTTATAGGTCCTAATTTGATCGATCAAAATTTTTAATAAATTAAATATTTTAAATTAGGAGAATTGTATGTGGTCAATTAGAGTTGTATTAGAGATTCCGGGATCAACGGATCCTGTTCCATTAAGAAATTTTGGAGATTCTATTTTTATGAATCCGATATACACTGATGTAATCTTAGGTATTAAAGAACGTCAAGGCTTCGTTAGGAAAACTAGCACCATTGTTGAAAAAGTCGATAGATGTTATGCTATATCAGATGTGGTATTTGATACAAAAGAAAACTTTGATCTTTACTATGATGATCAATCTGTAAAAAACATGTGGGAGTATTTTATAATGTTCGCCAATGAAAACGGAATATCAACAACATTAGAAATTGTAGAAACTAATTTAGATATCTAAAGTATAATTAATACTATTTTTATACTTTTCTATACTTCTGTCTATTAGGGGTTCTAGCTTTAATGGATCTAAAGTACCGTCAATGCAAATTAGATGCTTTCTTTTACCAAGAAAATTGCTACCGTGTATTTGAGATCCATTACTCCAGGTAAATGAATTAGTATCTAATCCCTTAAGGTCAATAAAATGAGCATCTCCAAATTCAACATCTGCAACATATAAAGTTGGCTGAGGATTCTCGTCGTTTAACATTACTCTAAATTCAGTAGGACAATCCCAGAAGAATGTTTGATCTCTGTGAGGATATACAGCTTTTACACTCTCCCATATTTTAGCATGTTGTATTTCGTAAAACGGCATGTATTCGTGTAACTGTTCAATTATTTTTTTGAACATTGGATGCGTTAGATACTTACGGGCAAAAATGCCGTTCTCATCTGTTTCAAAAGTATCTGGATTTTTAGTAAAAAAATGAATACCTTTAAATTGCGGCTTATAATAATTGCTATACTTTCCCAGAGGATGTGTTTCGGCAGTCCATGGTTCGGCAGTACATGGTCTTGTTCGAACTACATCAATTGATTCATTGGCCCAAAACTCTAAAAATTCATCCCAATCATCAAATTTAATTTTTGGAATATCTAAAGGTAACCATCTAATTGACCTGTACTTTACTCCTAATTCTTTCATTTTTGAAAGATATTTAGGAGGCATTTTACTCTCGTCATGATTAACACGGTCGTTATCAGTGATTGTTTTTCTTATTGAATTAATTAAGTTTTGATTGATGCCTGGTGTCATTTTGTCGCCCCCAATAGATATTTATTGATCTAAATTTTCAAATATTGCAATACTAGTTCGCCCACCAAAACCAAAACTTGCTTTGATAAATTTATTAGAATTTAAACTTACTTCTTTTGTTATAATTCTTGGATCATCTGAAAGTGGGTCGTCTAAATTAAAATTCCCCCACAGCTTTTTATTTTTAACAGCTTCTAATCCGTAGGCAGATTCAATAAGGCCACATGCACTCATAGTATGGCCAATATATCCTTTGAAACTAACAATAGGAGTATCTACATTCTCAAACGATTTTTGAAATACATCAACTTCTATATCGTCACCGATTGGGGTGCTAGTAGCATGAGCATTAAAAAACGCCATATCTTTAGAATTGAGCCCAGACATAGTGTATGCTTTGTTGATAAGGCTAATTTGATTTTCGCAACTTTTATCATGTGCTGTCATACTAGTGACCTTAGCCCCACTTGTAACAGCTCTTATTTTAGCTTTAGGAGTTAAATTTTTCTTAACAAGTGTTTCTTCATCGCAGATAAGCCAAAGCGACCCACCTTCGCCTTGTAGGAACCCATCCCTTGATTTATCAAAAGGTTTACAAGTGCCCCCTTCAAACGTAGAAATTGCACTAGTACACTGCCAATAGTATTGCATACTAGGATAGACAGTCATATCTACATTTCCTACTAGTGCCATTTGACACTGTCCAGTCTCTATCAACATAGTAGCGTAATGTAAGTTAAACATACTGCTCGAACAGGCAGCATTTAAACTTGTGTTAATGCCTTCAAGTTTTAATTTGCTAGAAATAAAAGCAGCCATAAGATCATGGTTTCCCATGAAAAGTTTTGTAGGACTAAACCGTCTTTGCTTTGCATCAAATGCAGCTTCAAAATCTTTCTTAAAATGAGTTCCAGGGGCAAATGATCCGAAGACAACTGCGGTATCTTTATCTAAAATTTCAACAGGATATTTTTTTGTAATAGTGTCTACAAGATCTAACAACAACCTGTAAGAATTATAATTGTTATCTACGTAATCCATATGAAACCCTTTAGTACACAACACCTGTTCGTACTGCGTTGGATCATATCTAATAGCAGAAGTAGGACCTTTAGTATTTGGCAAATTTAAGTAATTTTCACTTACAGAATCGCCCATGCAATCTTTAACTGCATATTCTAAAACGTAGATATCTTTCATATTATTTTTTTTGCTTAGGTGGTTCTTGGGCGTCAACAATATAGCCAATTAGATCTTCCCAACGAAGTAAAGTTGCAATTTCTTTATCGTCGATTACAACTCCAAATTCTTCTTCAATTTGAATTACTAACTCAAGAATATCAATACTGTCAACTTCGTAATTCTTTTTAAGTTCTTCCAAGTCTGCTGGATCTAATTCTGCTATTTCGTTTTTGACTGACTCGTCGCCAACTAGTTTTAGATCTTTTAAAGATAGATCGGGGTCAAGCGGATATTCAAGATTCATCTTGAAATAAGCATTGATCATATCGATGAACTTTCGTTCAACTTCTTCTTTATTTCTAGGTTTCCATTCAATGTCACTCATATTATCTCCTTAAGGGCCATACACTGCTTTTAATTTAGCTTCTGCTACAATAAATTTATCAACTGAAATGTTGCTTTCAAATTCAAATAAATTCCTTGCCTGACGAGTTAATTTTGATTTTATAATAAGTTGATCGCCCGGCGTTACAACTTTTTTAAATCTTACCTCATCAGCAGAACTAAACAAGATGCCAGTTCCTCGTGACGAGTATTTTAAAAAATCAGCCATATCCATATGTTTTTCGCAGAACCTAGTAGCTAAAATTGCGCTGGCCTGGGCCATAGCTTCAACCATCATTACTCCAGGCATTATAGGATTGTCTGGAAAATGACCTTGAGCATAAGGTTCGTTAAAACTAAAATTCTTTAGTGCAACAATTTTTTCTTCATTTACTTCTAGAACCCGATCAATCATAACAAACGGGTATCTGTGAGGTAAAATGTTTAATATTTCTTTTATATTTAATTGATCCATATTATGTACAAATTTCTTTAACTAGTTGACTGTATTCTTTTTTCCAAACACCGTCCCATTGTTTTCCAATTTTTTCTAATTCAAAAAAACTTTCATGCTGTTTAATTGGGCTGTTTTCAATTTGTTCCAACCCATGATATTTTGGTCTTTGTTCTAAATTAAAATTACTGTGTCGATTGTAGATTAACCATTTACTAGAATGAGATCCTAGTTTACCATTTACTAGATTATTTGATAAGTCATTCATCCTTGGATCTTCCAAAAATGTTTTAAACATTTGCGGCGTATATCGATTAAAATGAACGACACCATTTATTTTGTTTTTTTCATAAAAGTTTGTTAATGCATATTCAAATTCGTATATGCAGATGTTCCATTTACCTGTTTTTTGATCAAGTGCCAAATGTGGTTCTCCGTCACCGCAAATAACTGTTCCGTCTAACTTACTAATTGCAAATGCAGTAGTAGTGTAATGGGGAATAGATGATTCTGTTAACAAGGCTAATTCTAACATTTTCCCACTATAAACAAAGTTTTCATAGTCAATATCTACAACCACTGGTTCTAAATTATGTTTTGTACAAAATTTAAAAGCATGGTCAATGTCGTGACTATTATAGCTGGGATTTAATTTAACTACAACCGGTTTGATGTTTATTTTTTGATCAATAAATGCACTTAGGGCGTACTCACTGTCGACACCACCGCTGTACATAAGATACAGTTGACCTTGTTTTTTGGATTCAACCAGTTGAACAGCTTTACGTGTTTCTTGATAATAGTTTTCAGACGTCGTTGGCAACCTGTCTATTTCAACATTAAAATTGGCGCCGTTACCGGAACGACGAATATAGTTTTGGTATACTAACTCCAACGCAACCACCGTAAATTTTTATCTAGTGTATTTACAACGTTAAATATCGCACAGGTTAAAATATGAATACTATAACATGGAAGCCCGGAACTAGGTTAGATCTTGATCATCTTTTTGACGAACTTCGTCAGAAGCACTACGAAGATCAATCACATAGGCTATGGAAAAATTATCATAGAGATGCATTCAAAAATGTTTTAGCATTGACTATTTGCTTTGACGATGAAGGTACACCAGAAATGTGCTCAAGCATTCTAGAAAGAGACTGCTGGCCAAAGGGTGCTTTTCGTGTGCTTAATCGTTTATGGAAATGTAATAATAAAATTCTCTATCCTCGAGTAATGAGTCCAAGTTGGGGGTTATCTGCCCAAAGTCAGTTTAAATGGATGCAAGAGAATGTACAATATAAACTCTGTTTCATCAGCAGACAATCCGTAAAATGGAAAAAATTTACGCAAGAAGAATTTGCAAGACAGTTTAATATACACTGGAAGACTGACAATTACCAATATCTAACATGTCCGAACGAACAAGATGAAAGCTGCTGGCAATCAATTCTTTATCTCGGAAATGATGATCTGTTAACCAATTGGAGAAGACGATGATTTCTGGAATAGGTGTTGACCTAGTATCCATTGACCGATTTAGAAATATGACTATATCCCAACGTGAGAAAATGGCAGAAAGAATACTTGATTCTGCAGAATTTCTAATGTATAATAGTGCAAAGGATAAGTCTAAAGAACTAGCCAAATATTGGGCAGTAAAAGAAGCTGTATCGAAAAGTTTTGGTACAGGAATCCGTGATGCTGTTGTTTGGAAAAATATTATCTTAACTAATAACAAGTTAGGCAAGCCGTTGATTAACTTTCGAAACGAATTGTCTAATTACGAAAATAAATGCCAGGTTAGCATCAGCCACGAAGGAAGTATGCTAATTGCCTATGCCATATTGACCAATGACTAAGATATCAAAAAGCCCGGAACGAAATACCTTCCAAAAAGAAGGATACCTCAAACGTCAATCTGAAAAAGGTAAAACCCCCGAGAATGATAAAGATACTTTAGACATGCTCGAGTATTATCTAGATCATGACGCAAGAACAGCAGAAAGAGAAGCAGATCCAGAATGGCAAAAAGATAATCTCGAATGGGACTTGCGTACTACCGATTGGATATTAGAAAAAGTTAGAAGCAACGATTCCTATGCTCAAAATTTATATGCCGCAATGTGTAACAACGAGTTTACCAAACGTGAAATGTGGCCTATACTAAAAGAGCAAAAATGGAGTTGCAGTTGGCGCTATGCTGGAGGTATAATTGCTGATATGCAACAAAAAGGCGACTATATAGATTGGTACTGTTCGGGCATAAGAGATGTAAGCCACGACGAGGAAGAAAACAAATGTTGGGATGGACGTGGCTATGTTTCCGAAAGTGTGGTCACTGAAGAAATTGAAAACGATCTATATAAGTTAGGTTGGTTAGTTATAAAGGATAATGATGACTAGACAAGAAGGGTTTGTTAAAAAGGGTTGGGGCTATGAGTTAATCTGGGCTACTAACGACAAGTACTGCGGTAAAATTCTGTGCTTTGAAAAACCAGGAGCACGATTCAGTATGCACTTCCACAAGGAAAAAGAAGAAACGTGGTTTGTTAATGCAGGGTCTTTTAGACTGTATTTTATAGACACTAAGACAGCTGAACTTAAAGAGCGTATTCTTAAAGAAGGTGATGTATGGCATAATCCTCCGCTACAACCTCATCAATTAGAAGCATTGGCTCCAAACAGTATGTTGTTTGAAGTTAGTACACCAGACAGCGTAGAAGATAACTATAGAATAGCCCCAGGTGATTCACAGGCACCTGCAGAAGAAATATCCCAACCGGAGCAAGAAAATGGAACGAATGATCTTTAATGCAGAGGAAATTTTTGAAGAGATTCCCGGAGATCCGGACAATGTTATATTGAAATTTCCGCCCGAACTATTAGAACAGGTAGGATGGAAGGAAGGCGACACGCTAAATATTCAACTGGAAGAAGGGGCAATAGTTATATCAAAACATGGCTAAGAATACAGAATTAATAGAACTTACAGGCAAAGTAGCAGAAGTATTACCTAACTCTACATTTAGAGTTAAAGTAGATAACATGGAACAGATTGTACTATGTTATATGGGCGGCAGACTTAAACAGAATAAGATTAAGGTTATTTTGGGTGATAAAGTAAAGATTGAAATGAGCCCTTATGACCTTACCAAAGGTAGGATAACTTATAGGATGTAATAATGAACTCAGTTCTTGAACATGTTAATAAAGTCTGCAGGCATGTTCGAGACACGAATCGTCAAAGTATATCCTTTAAAAAACTCATAGGTTCGATAAGGACTACATGTAGAGAACACGGGCTAGATCTTAAAATTGTCACTAAAAAAGATCGTACACTAGACCAAAGCCAATTCTATGTTAACGCATACTATGATGCAGAAGACGACTTTAATCAAGATACGGCTATAGAAATTTTTGTCTATCATAATTTTTCAGATAAAGATTTATTTTTAACTAGTCAAATTACAGAATTTCTTATACAGATATATGATGCAACTGTACACGAGTACAGACATCAAAGACAAAGTGCTGCTAGAAAATATGAGACTTACAGCAACCATGATCAAAGTCCTTACAACGATTACCTAGCAGATCCAGACGAACTAGATGCTTACTCATTAAGTATAGCCATCGAACTGCTACGTGCAATGAGTCGAGATCGCGCCAAACGATATTTGGCTAGAATAACTATTTTAGCCAAAATGCGACAAGGATCTAATTATGTTAGTCCAAATTTAAAAGCCTATGTTGATTATTTTGGACTTAACAATCTAACCAAAAAATTAGCCAAAAAGGTCTATAAGCACCTAGATACTCTTGACAATAATCTAATTTTCATGTAAAATACACACATCACAACACAGTTAGAGAGCGTCATGAGCCAAACTTTTCCTACCCGGCGTGTGCTTGAACTAGCCTGCGCGGCACAACGAACTAACAAAGAATACCTCAAAGAAAGCCAAAGCGTTTTTGACAATGAGGGCAAATTCCTTTTTCTCAAACATACTAACAAGGCGCTAGTCCGTTGGGCATTGGGTATTGATCGGGCTGGAGTTGCACAAGAGTTTGCGCCGCAAGATATCTTTATTGAAGACTGCGATAAGGAACAGGCAGACGAAATTCAAAAGTATTTCCGCCGATTGATGTTCAGTGCCATCAAAGGCGACAATGAGTTTCAAACCGAAGTCAACGCACTGCTCAACGAAGAAGAAGTTGCCGCAAATAAAATTGGCTACATTGCCTGTTTGCCCAGCGTGTACCTTAAGGACTCAACTCGAAATGTATTTGAAAAACGTGTTCGTACACTAGACGAAGGTTATGTTGCAGATGTAGATCGCTGGATCAATGATAAAGATTGCGAAATACTACAATGCATTCGTTCAAAGAACTTTGATGCATACAATGTTGATGCTATAATTGATAATAAATTGGTCAGTTGGTTTAGCAAGAATGAACTTAAAATTGGCCCTGCTGTTGTTATCAAAGGCAAGGTTAAAGATCATGGTCAAAATTGGTTGACCAAAAAGTCTACTACTAGACTCAATTATGTAAAGGTTGCACAATGAGCTATACCGAAGATGAATACGACGAGTTCGCTCGTCGAATGGAAGAAAAGTTTCCTAAACTTTTTGGTCACGGACAGTACGGCGGATTTGCTGTAGGTGCTGGATGGTGGCCTATTCTTGAAGTATTGTGTGAAAGAATTAACTCTCATGTCGAATGGCAACAGAATCAACGTGAAAAATATAACAAGGGCTCTGGGTGTTTAGATGTAACAGTTAATCAAGTCAAAGAAAAATTTGGCGGGTTACGTTTTTACTACTCAGGCGGTGACGACACTGTAGACGGAATGGTTCGTATGGCCGAGTCGTGGGCGGCACGTACCTGTGAACAATGTGGTCAGCCTGGTAAAAGTCGAAGTGGCGGATGGATTCGTACATTATGTGATGCACACGAAGCAGAACGCCAAACAAAAATGAAAGAAAGATTTGGTAATGAATTGTAATATCTGCCGTAAAGAATACAGTGTATTATGTGACTATCAGCAAGGTCGCTGTCCGCATCATCCGCCGTATATAAATCCTCACAGTATGAGATTTTTAAATTTGTTTACTGCAATTAAAAATTTCTTTATAAAGAATAAAAAATGAAAATCAAAGTCGTATCAGACCTGCATCTAGAATTTAGTGACATCAACATCAAGAACGATGAAGGTTGCGATGTCTTAATTCTCAGTGGCGACATCATGGTTGCCCAGGATCTGCACGATCATCCAGAAATGGACTATGGCATGTACAGCAATGTAAATCTTGCTGACCTTGGACGTAGACAAGCTACTGCACTTCGCTTCCGTGACTTCTTAAAGCGTTGCAGTTTTCAATTTCCGCATGTTGTTTATGTTGCCGGCAACCATGAATTTTATCATGGAAAGTTTGTTGGCAGTCTAATAGATCTTCGTAACGAATGCGCTAAGTATCCTAACGTCTACTTTTTAGAAAGAGATACTAAGGAAATTAACGACGTTGTTTTCATTGGCGCTACGCTGTGGACCGACTGCAACGAAGGCGATCCATTGACCCTGCATGGCTTGACTGATCTGATGAACGATTTCCGTATTATTCGTCATGACGGGCATGGGTATACCAAACTGCGTCCGGCACATATTATGGAAAGACATAGACAAACACTAGGTTACTTTAAGTCAGTGTTAACCGATCTTAAAGACCGTAAGGTTGTAGTTGTTGGACATCACAGCCCTAGTCACCAAAGTGTGCATCCAATGTATGCTGGCGATCATATAATGAATGGCGGCTATCACAGTGACCTAAGTGAATTTATTTTGGATCACCCACAGATCAAACTGTGGACACATGGTCACACACATCATCCGTTCGATTACATGATCGGTGAAACTCGTATTGTTTGTAACCCTCGTGGCTATGAAGGCTATGAAGAAACAGGCTGGAACCCTAATATTGTACTGGAGATTTAAATGGAAATGAGTATTGTAGAAATGGCTAGACGAACTGCTGACAACATGGGTCAGCTGGTAATTAAACTGGCTGAACGTGTTGAAGAATTAGAAGCAGAAAATGCAGAACTTAAACGTAAACTTGAAGCCAACGCCGATGACCTTAAGTGAACAAGAGATAAAACTTTTTAAAAAATGGCTGAAGAGTCATTTGGCTTATGGTCCTGTTACGGTTGTGTTTACCAAAAAAGATGGCACAGACCGAGAAATGAATTGTACAACTAATTCAGATCTTGTTCCAGCTGTCGAAGTAAAAGAAAGCACAGAGCCTAAACGAGAAAAGAAAACTAACGATGAAGTTATGCCAGTCTATGACTTAGATGCTAAGGGTTGGCGTAGCTTCCGTTGGGATTCAATTAAACAAGTGAGATTTACACTATGAAGATCGGACTTAGTTATAGCCGTTGCGTTAGAGACATTGTCGAAGGCAAGGTAGACATTGCAGATGTACTGATTATCATTGCTCGTACGGATTTTGATCCTAGAGATGATAAACAATGGAAGGGCATCTGGGAAGGGTATGCTGGCGGCAGTAATCGCGGCAGCATGATCAGAATATTTGCAGGTAGTAATCCCGAATGGGGTGCTTACGGTGATGAGGATGAAGATCTATTTCGTTCAGTAAGTATTGAACTTTGGGAAAGCGGTAAGCTACACCAGCCACGTCAGTTTGGCGCACACCCTCGACGACTGCCCTACTACTGGCTTAACACTTTCCTGCCTGATGATGAATTAGATCGCAACCCTGCGGCTAAATTAGCATTTGAAAAGTTTCAAATGGTTGCAGGACTTGTAAGTTCAAAACCTTTAGAAACGGATCACCAATGATAGGCGCTATTGCTAAAGCCATGCACAAAACAACAAATTTACAAACATTAGATGAATTGTTTAAGTCTGAATACAGAGAAGATCCAATAAAGTTTGATGTAGACCCATTAGTACTCAGTGTGCGTTTGAAAAAGCTCAAAGAGACTGATCCTACTCAATGGCATCGTTTAGAGCATCCCTCAGTCAAATCTCAATTAATGGGCGACGACTTCAACGATGCCCAATCAATCAAAGAATACTACAGTAAGAAACTGATGTGGTCTAGTCTTAAAGATTCTAAAATGAGTGCATATAGGACTCATTTAATCAGTTTGCTTTCTCAGGTTAAATCAACGTTGACTAAAAAAGAAGTGGGTATGATTGTAACATTGCCCTACTTCTACGCAGAAGATCAAATTATGGATTCAATTGCCAAAAACTATCAAGTGGTTGACTGCCCAGCAGTAAAACCAAACTTAAAAAAGCTTCAAAGAGAATTGGTTTATATTCATCAAACTACACGTTGGGTTAACAAAAAGAAATTTATTTTCTATTGGTTTGCTGACGATAACAATTTTGTGTATAATATACAGCTAGACGAAGGCAATCTGCTTAGAAAGTTTTTCGAAGATATAGTTTTGATTCAGTCAACTACTAAATTCGAAACACATATTACCAAAGTGGATTATCCATTTGACTACTACAAAATGTTTGACTTTAGGATGATTAAATGAGTGATATTTTTGGATATGTTGTAATTTCGTTGGCATTATTCATTGTTGCTGTTAAGATAGCAATTACTTTATCACCTAGGTTTCGACGTTGGGTGTATTCTAAAGATCGGAGTTAAAGAATGAGTGGACATGGATTTATTGCACCACAGCCTGACGAAATGTGTGAAATGTGCGGCAAGATTGACGAGTGCAGACCTTACGGTCCAAACGATGAAAACATCTGTTTTGACTGCGCCATGAAAGACGAAGACACTACTAAGCATAAAATGGCGGCTTATATTTTTGGTGAACAACAGAATTGACCTTATTGTACTCTAGTAGTAAAATGTAATTTTAGTAACAAACACAGAGCGATAGCAATGACTTACTTCCTTAAATCTGGTACTCGTTTCAATGTAGCAACCAAAGAAAGCATGGATCTACATGAAGCACTTCCAGCTAATACCTACACTGTAAAATACGATAAAATGGCTGGCTGCTTTTATCTCGAAGCCATCGAAGGCTTTGAAATTAAAGGCAAAATCTATGGCGACACTAAGCGCACTGCCAATCGTATTCTTTCTACCTTTAAAGATCGTAGTGCTTCTACTGGTATCATGCTTACTGGCGAAAAGGGTAGTGGTAAGACTCTGTTGGCTAAAATGTTAAGCCTTAACGCACAAGCAGAAGGAATTCCTACTATCGTTATCAACCAGCCCTGGTGCGGTGAAGAGTTCAATGCCTTTATTCAAATGATTGAACAGCCTACTGTAATCCTGTTTGACGAATTTGAAAAGGTCTACGATCGAGAAGATCAGGAAAAAATGTTGACTCTGCTAGACGGTGTTTACCCTAGCAAGAAACTGTTCATTATTACCTGTAACGATAAGTGGCGAGTCAACGAGCACATGCGTAATCGTCCGGGTCGTATCTACTACATGTTGGACTACAAAGGATTGGATAACGATTTCATTGTAGAATACTGTGAAGACAATCTTAACAACAAGACACATATTCAAACTGTCTGCAAGGTCGCTATGATGTTTAATCAGTTTAACTTTGACATGCTCAAAGCTATGGTTGAAGAAATGAACCGTTACAACGAAACACCCCAACAGGTTATGAAGATGTTGAATGCACGACCTGAATTCAGTGACGAAGCACGTTATAAAGTACTTCTTCAACCTAAAGGAATGGATATTCCAGAAGAATATATTGAAACTACAGAATGGCAGGGCAATCCTCTTACTCAGCGTATTGGGCTTGACTACAAAAAATTCAATCTAGAAGCTATTGATGAAAACGGCAACCCAGACTTTGACTGGGAAACCTGTCGCTTTGGCAACGAAGATCTTAAACAGATTGACACTACTTCTGGTAAGTTTATCTTTATCAACGAATACGGTGATCGTATTACTCTTAGCCGTATCCGTGAACGTAGCTATCACTGGGACGCTTTTTAATTAATATAGGAAAATAAAATGCCGCATTTGGTACCAATGGTTATCGAGCAAGAAGCTCGAGGAGAACGCAGTTACGACATTTACAGTCGTCTGCTTAAAGATCGCATTGTCATGCTGGATACAGCAGTAACAGAGCAATCTGCTAGTCTTATTGTAGCACAACTATTATTTTTAGAAAGCCAAGGAAATGATGACATCAACTTTTTTATCAACAGCCCAGGCGGAGTCGTTACTGCGGGAATGGCAATATACGATACTATGCAGTTCATTAAACCCGATGTTAGCACCATTGTTATGGGCCAGGCTTGCAGTATGGGCAGTCTCCTTGCCCAAGCAGGAACTCCAGGAAAACGAAAAATCCTCCCAAACGCCCGACACATGATTCACCAGCCCTCGGGTGGTGCAGGCGGACAGGCTACAGACATGGAAATTCAAGTCAAAGAGATCCTAAAAATGAAGGAAAATTTAACTAAGATCTATGTTAAACACAATAGCAAGGGCAGAACATATCAGCAACTTATTTTTGATATGGAACGAGATTTCTTTATGAGCGCACAAGAAGCTGTAGACTATGGTCTAGCTGACGAAATTGTAACAAAACGCCCGTAATATGCGTATATAATTAACTTGTATTACGAGCTATAAATATTTAAAAGCGGAGATATTTATGGTAGTCCGTCGGAAGAGTTTTAATTGGAGCTTGTTAACTAGGGATGTTTTGTATAGTATGCTTAACAGCATACAGGGCAAAATTGTTGATAAGCGCATGAGCGTAGAAGAACTACACGAACTTATGGGCAAACAGATTAAACGCCATTTGCCCATTAAGGTTCGCCTAGATAGAGATCCTAAAAACGACAAAGGGTATGTATATGTAGGCGGAACATACTATAGTCGACCTGATCAAGATCAATGGGGAAAGTACATTGAAATTATCTTTAGCTACAATAGTGATCAAAAATATCTAAAATTAAGCCGTCACCGCTGGGTGCGAATTTGCTGGTTATTTGCTGATACTATGCTACATGAAATCATACATGCTAGACAATATCGTAGCCGTAATTTTAAAGCAATTCCAGGATATGAAAGCACCGCATATTACGCTAGAGATAGAAAAAAACAAGAGTATTACGGTGATCGAGATGAAATGGGTGCATTTGCCTTTAACATTGCTTGCGATCTATATGACCGATTTGGAGACGATTTTAGATCTGCAGCCAAATATTTAGATACCAATCTTTATAGAAGACATACTAGAACTACATTTTTCAAGTATATGGAAACATTTGATCATAATCACAAACACCCAATTATCAAACAGATTAAAAGAAAAGCAGTGGCCCAACTGCCCAACGCTTTACTAGGTAAGCCATTTCGAACAAATAACTATTTGACCTACTAGTTGATTCATGCTATAATACAGCATTGATTAACTAATAGGAGTTATCGTGAGCGATCCGTGCCAGTATGTTATTTCCGCATTGGAAACACACAATAGTCGTTTGGACAAAGAAGCAATTATTGAAGTCCAAATGAACGCTAAGAATAATGAATTTTTTGAAGGGTGCCGGCTAGCTTTGGACCCTATGATTACATTTGGTCTTAAACAAATTCCGGAGAAAAAAGATGAAGATGGCCCTGGGCTACCTTGGGATAGTTTTACTCTCGCTATTACTGGCTTTGTCACTCGCAATGTCACCGGCAATACAGCTCGCGACATGATTCAGGCAATGATGAAAAGCGCCACTAAGGCACAATGGAACGGTTGGTATCGACGTATCCTTATCAAAGATCTGCGGTGTGGTGTAAGTGAAAAGACCATTAATAAAGTAGTGGAGAAAAAACATGCAGACTATTCTATTCCAATTTTTTCTTGTCAGCTTGCTCACGATAGTGCTAATCATGAATCGAAAGTATCTGGACGCAAACTTATCGAAGTTAAGCTCGACGGCGTCCGGGTTCTTACTGTTGTTTATCCAGATGGGCGTGTTGATCAGTATAGCCGTAACGGTAAAGAACTTGTGAACTTTCCGCACATTAAAGAACAGTTTGCCAAAGTTGCTTCTGGACTGGCAATGCCTTATGTTTTTGACGGTGAAGTTATGAGCAGTAGCTTTCAGGATTTAATGAAGCAAGTGCATCGTAAAAGCGATGTTAACGCTGGTGATGCTGTGCTTTACCTGTTTGACATTATCCCGTTAGATAACTTCCAAGAAGGTGTTTGGAAAATGTCGCAGTCAGAACGATCTGCTACACTACAAAATTGGTATGATCTTGAACAAGAAACATTAACTAACGTTCGTATTCTTGAACAAGAAGAAGTTGAACTTGACACTAACGAAGGCGAACTTCGATTTGCCGAAATTAATCGAATGGCTATTAGCAACGGCTATGAAGGCATTATGATTAAGGACCCTAATGCTCCGTATGAATGTAAAAGGTCAACTGCTTGGCTAAAGCTCAAACCGTTTATTGAAGTTTCGTTGACTGTTACGGATGTTGAAGAAGGAACAGGTCGTAATGTTGGTAAGTTGGGTGCATTAGTTTGTGAAGGTGAAGACGATGGAAAATTTATATCCGTTAATGTTGGTAGCGGTTTCACTGACAATAATAGGGATGATTATTGGACATCTCGTGAAGAAGTGGTTGGGAAAGTCGTGGAAGTACGAGCTGACGCAGTCACTCAGAATCAAGATGGTTCTTATTCGCTACGTTTTCCGAGGTTTATCCGTTTCAGAGGCTTTAAAGATGGCGAGAAAATTTAATATTAGACGTTCAATGAATAAAGACATCGTCTACGGTTCTTTGTTAGAATTGAGTCAAAATCCAAAAGTTTGGCACGAAAGTTCGGTTAGTGTTGAATACAGTCATTTAACAGATGAAGGCAAAGATGCTATAGTACATGTCATTGAAGAAATGTTTCGGGGACTGCAAACAATACATAAAGAAGAAGTTAAAGAAGAAGCCAAAAGGCAAACATTAGAATCATTAAAATCATGAAAATTGAAAAGGGACAGACTTGGTCTAGTATAAATCGGACAGAATTTTACGTAGATGATGTTAGAGTAGTTGACGGGGAAACTTGGGTTTATTACACCAACACATTTACTCAACAAACCTATAGCTGTTTGGCCCCAGCTTTTGAGGCTAGGTTTTCGCCAGTGTTAAATAAAGGATAAGGAGGACACTTTATGTTTGGAACAACTTACACAGGTGGCATGACATATCGTTCTGCCGCAGAAATTAATTCAGCAATGGGTCGCGTCTACGGACATATGAGCCTTGCTGTGCTAGTCAGTATGATCGTTAGCTATTTCGTTGGTACTAGTCAAGAACTGCTACAGTTTTTCTTTACTGGTATAATGAAATGGATTGTAATTTTTGCACCGCTAGTGGCTATTTTTGCATTTGCATTTGCATCAGAAAAATTTAGTAAATCTGGATTACAATTATTCTTGCATGGTTTTGCAGCCTTAATGGGTCTAAGTTTTGCCACAATCTTTGCTATCTTTACAATGGGATCAATTGTCAGCGCCTTTATGGGTGCGGCAATCCTGTTTGGTACTATGAGCTTTTACGGGTACTTTACTAAGCGTGATCTAACCAGCATTGGGCAGTTTATGATTATCGGGTTAATCGCAATCTGTATTGCCAGTATTGTCAACATCTTTATTGGATCAACTGTTATGCAGACTGTAATCAGTGCCTTAGCAATTATTATCTTCTTGGGTTTGACTGCTTACGACACTCAAAAGATTCGTGAATTAGTCAGTTTTGACAATACAGGTCGTGAAGAAGTAATTGGTGCTCTAACACTGTACATGGATTTTATCAACTTGTTTATTAATCTTCTACAACTATTTGGTGATAAGAAGGAATAAAATGGCACAGAGAAGTAACTACTGGAGTTGTAGCGAATTCGCAGACTGGGTACGAGGCATCAAAAAAGGTGGCGCTAAGACCGGTCGCGGATGGCGTGAATGGGAAGCAGAAGGTAAACGACTGCATCCCATTCGCTATTGGATCGCAGAAGAGGCCCTAGACGCTGTCCAAAACTTCTTATGGTGGCCCGTTGATAAATTATACGATGTTAAGTACTATATTAATAATCGCTGGGTCACTCGCACTCACTCTCTTACTGCTCATCCGCGCGACATTAAGCCAGGAAATTGGTGTGACGTTGGTAATCGTTTCCTGCCTTGCCTTTTTAATGAACTTGTTGATTTTGTTGAAGTGGAGCTTGCTTGGTGGCACATAGCATGGAGTGACAAAGATGAAAAAGCCAAATATAACGCTCCTTTCTGGGCGACTGGATGGTTCCGCTGGCGCACGTGGCGTTGTCCACAGGCCGGGTTGGATAACCTCGAATGGCAAAGTAAACTTGTTTGGACTGAGGACGAAGTAGGTGACGACAAAGAAAAAATTGGCAAGCCAACTTACCAAGCAGAAAAGGCCTTAGAAATCCTTGCCCTTTACAAATGGTGGACTGAAGTTTACCCCAATCGTCCCGACCCCCACGATGCGTCAGGTTGGAGTGCGTATTGCGATGCCTGTCGTGAAGAACATGGCGGAAGTTTATGGGGTAGTTTAAGAGAAACTAAAAACTCTGCACTCAAGAAACAAGGCGACAAATCTCTCAAGCTACTTCGTAAAATTGAAGCGGCTTATGAAAAAGAGGACGAAGAAATGATGATCCGTCTTATCAAAATTCGTAACTCACTTTGGACTTAATAGTTGTCAACGGAAATAAAGGCTAAGGCGTTAATATATATGTACAGAACAAAATCTGTACATTTAACCTAAAAAGGAAAATACTATGAAATTAGTTGCAACTTTAATCGCTACTATGTTTGCTACAGCCGCTATGGCCCAAACCGCTGCTCCAGCGCCTGCTAAGAAGGAAGAGGCTAAGCCTGCTGCCGCTGCTCCAGCGCCTGCTAAGAAGGAAGAGGCTAAGCCAGCAGCCAAGCCTGCTGATAAAAAGGCCGAGCCTGCCAAAAGCGAGCCTGCTAAGAAGTAAGCCAGTTAGGGTTATTGTTCTTGACCTTGAAGACAGCGAAGTTGAAGTAGAATTTGTTGAAGGTCTTCACAGAGGCTACAGTCGTCCAAAAGTTCAAGATGATAACGAAGACGATCCAGATTATGTGCCAGATCATATAAGATGGAAGTTATTCTTAGCTAGACAACTAGCTTTGATAAAGTATCGAAAAAAATGGGCTGTATAAGCCCATTTTTTTTGGTTTGAACTTGACTTTTAGATTGAAAGGCTATATAATTACTTTATTGTTTAACACAACAGGAGCAGAAATTGGCTACTAAACTCAAAAAAGCAAGTATT